GGGGTGGCAGGGGGCTTTTCGAGTTGGCCCATGTCCCCACGTGGCCGTCTCTCCAGGTTTTTCATCTGACCCAAAACATGTCAGGGGGCATGAATGCGACTCTGCGGTGAACCAACGAAGGCGGGGACAAGCTGTGGATATAAGTTAGCGGACGATGAGCGGTACTGTCCGCACCATGATCCAGATAGAACACGCCAGGAGCGGTTGGTGAAGAAGGCGCAGTTGGGGTCGATGGCGAAAGACATCCCTGACGAGATCGAGATTACCGAACTCTCGACATCCAAAGACATTCAGTTTGGGTTTCAGCAAGTCATTAAGGCGGCGTCCACGAAGAAGAAGGTGGACCTGAAGCGGTTGGATGTGGTGATTCGGGCGTTGAATGGGGCGAATGCGGTGCAGCAGACGGAGGAGATACGGGAGCAGAACCGGATTTTGCTGATGTTGGATGGGCATGGGGCGTCGGTGGCGGCGTTGCAGCGGTTGAGGGAGGCGCCGACGAAGGCGTTGCCGGGGCGGAAGGTGAAGCTGGTGACGACGAAGCCGGAGCCGGAGCAGAAGGAATCGGCATGAGCGCCCGCGTCGAAAAGGTGTTGGTCGAGCGGATTGGGGCGATGACGGGCACGTTGCTGTGCGCGATCATGCTGGATCTGCCCTACCGCCTTCCTGGGGCCGATGGGGTGGATGCGGAGGGCCGGTCGGTCGTGTTGGTGGGACGGTCGCAGTTGGGGGAGGGGAGCGACGAACTCTGTGCGTTCGTGTTGGAGCAGTTGGCGGCAGGGCGGTGTCCCGCGCAGGTGCATCCGGTATGTTTTGCGCCAAAGGCGTCGGCGGTGATTGCGGCGGCGGTGACGGGGCCGGTGGAGGAAGTGCTGGCGCATGGACCGCGCAAGACCGGCAAGACGCATACGTTGGCGGGGGCGGCGCTGGTGAACGCGGAATGGCATCTCCGGGCGGGGTTTCCGGCTCCGTTCAAAGTGGCGTGGCTGCATGATTCGTTGATGTCGGCGGCGGGGAAGACGGGGCAATCGCTGGAGTTGCCGTTGTGGGGCGGCTTGTGGACGATGAAGAGTGACCGGACGCTGGCGTGGTTCGCGGTGGGGGGCAAGGATCTGGTACGCGGCGAGTTCGTCGGCTGTAAGGATGACTCCTCGGCGGAGCGGTTGCGGCAGGAAGTGCATATGGTGCTGGCGGAAGAGTTGGTCGCGTCGTTGACGGACGGCACCGGCATTACCGAAGATCAGTACCGACTGGCTCGCAGTTCGGCTCGCTTAGAGACCGTGCGAAAGTCGGCGGTCTGCGCGACCAATCCAGGCGCACCGGATTCCTGGCCTGCGGCCTATTTCGGCGTGCTCGGCGGCACGGTGCCGCCGACTCGGCTGGCGATTCAAGTCCCGGCGGATGATCGGCTGACCGAGGAGGAAAAGAAGGACGCGCTGTTGACGTTTGCGGGGTCGCCCACATTGCAGGCGCGGTTGGCGTTGGGCGAGTGGGTGATGGTTGAGCAGGGGCACCAAGTCGCGGAAGGGTTTGATGAACGCTATCATGTCACCCCTGCCCCGATTGCGCCGCATGCGGGCTGGTTGCTGGGGATCGGCTGGGACGGTGGGCATTCGCCCTCGGCGGTGATTGGGCAACTCCAGCATGGACAAGCGCAAGTCTACTGTGTCAAGAATAAGATCGGCGTGGGCGTGTTGGAGTTGATTGAGCAGGAAGTGCTGCCGTGGCTCTTGACCTACGCGCCCTGGGCGGTGCAAGATGGGGGACTGCAACTGGTCCACATCATCGACCCGAATATGGCGACACCGGGGCAAGCGACCATTAGCGAATCCGCCGAAAAGATGATTCTCGCCAAGTTGGGCGGACGCATCGTGCGCGGAGCCGTCCGCTGGCCGCCGCGTCGTGAAGCCGTGCTGAAGGCCCTCGCCCCCCGTCAAGTGGGCGGACGCGCCCCCCTCCTGATTGCGAAATCTCCCGACACCGAGCTGTTAGTGCATGCGCTGAACGGGCGCTGGTACTATGCGAAGAAAGACGATGGGCAAGTGGATCGCACCGGCCCCAAGAAGCCGAACTCGCCGTGGGCGGATGTCGGCGATGCGTTTGCGTACTTGATGGGGTGGTTGTTGGGCGGCGATCTTATGGAGACGCAGCGGAAAGACATTGTGGTGGAAACAGCATTTGCCATTGGCGGCATGGAAGGATTCGGACGATGAGCCATTTTAATCCCGGCAAAGCGATCTCGCGCATTTTTACCCTCCCCTCTCCGCCGAAGACGCCCAAGACGCCCGCCGTCGATGATGCGGCGGTGCAGCAGGCCGCCGCCGAAGCGGCCCAGCGTCGGAACCGCGCCCGTGGGTTTCGCAGTACTATTCTCTCGCAGTTCATGTCCGGCAACGAATCACAAGGCGCAGGCAGCGGGCAACCGCTCCGCACCACGATTGGGAGTTAACGATGGCCGCTGATGGACCCGCTCGCGTCAAACTGTACCTGAGCCGGAAAGACCGCCGCGCCAACTTCGACCGGCGCTGGGAGCAAATGGCCCCTTTCCTCGCCCCCTCTCGCGTGGGCATTACGTCTCAACGCACCCCTGGGGTCAAGCAAACGCAGGGCGTCACGGATTCCACAACCCTCATGGCCGCCGAACTCATGGCGATGTTTGTGGCGGGGCATATCATCAATCCCTCGCAACAGTGGGGCGGCATGCGGTTGGGGAGCGGCAACCGGCCCAGCGATGCCGTGCAGGAATGGCTGGAAGATTGTCGGGACCGGATGCTGGCGGCGTTCTCGGATTCGATGTTCTACGGCGAAGCGCCGGAATCGTTGATCGACCACGGCGGGTTCGGCACGGGATGTCTCGGCCTGGAGGAAATGCCGGAACTCTCCTATGAACGCAAAGCGGGCTTTCGCGGCTTCTATGTGGAGGCCGTGAAAACGGGACGCTTTGTGATTGGGGAAGGCCCTGACGGCCTCATTCACGAAGTCACGACCGAGAAAGAGATGACGGCGGGGCAACTGGCCCAACGGTTCGGGAAAGAGAATCTGCCGCCAAAAGCGAAGAAAGCGTTGGCAGAAAACAACGTGGACGCCTGCTTTCAGATCATTCACGATGTCTACCCGCGCAGTCTGTCGGACCAGGAGTTTGCGGCAGGCGCGAAGAGGATGCCGTATGCCTCGTGCTGGATTGATCTGGAGTCGAAGCACGTCATCGCCGAAGGCGGGTTCCGCACCTTTCCGAAAGCGATCCCGCGCTACCACAAAACGCCGGGTGAAGTTTTTGGCCGTGGCCGTGGCGACATCGCGTTTCCTGATACATGGTCGCTCAATACGGCGAAGACGATGGGCTTTGAGGATTGGGCGCTCAAGATCAAGCCGCCGATCATGGTCCGGCATGACAGCGTGATTGGCACGCTCAAGCTCATCCCTGGTGGCCCGACCTCGATCAACACACATGGGCAGTCGATCCGTGACAGCATTGCCCCCTACGAAACCGGCTCGCATCCTGAAGTCTCGCAGATCAAGGAAGAGGAACTCCGTAAGTCGATCCGGCAAATCTTCTTCGTCGATCAGATCTTGGCCCTCATGGAAGTGAATAAGTCGGAGATGACGGCGTTCGAGTTCAGCAAGAAGATCGAATTGCTGTTCCAGCTCATGGGGCCGGTCTATGGCCGCACGGAAAAGGAATATCTGCGGCGGATTTGGGAGATTGGCTTTGATGTCATGTGGCACGCGAACGCCTTTGCCCCGCCGCCACCGGAGATCTTCGATACAGACGGCAACATCGACGTGGTGTTTCAGAACCCGATTGCGCGGGCGCAACGCAGTGCCGATGTCGAGTCAGTCACGAAGGCCGTGCAAGACCTGGCCCCGCTCGCCGACCGCTTCCCGACCGTGCTAGACCGCTTTAACGCCGACAAACTCTCGGCCCATGTCTTTGCGGTACGCGGCGTCCCAGCCATCGTCACGAATAACGACGACGAAATGAAAGCGATTGCGGACGCCCGACAGCAGCAGTTGGCATCCGAGCAAGCATTAGCTGAAACCGGCAGTGTGGCCGAAAGCGCGGGCAAGGTCGCGCCGTTCTTGAAAGCGATGCAAGAGGGTGGCGTGCAATGAGACAGGGACAAGAAGAAGATGTGAATGGGCATGGCCCTTGGTCTGGCGGTGGCTCCCCTGTCCTCCCATCTCCCTTAGCACAGGCATCTCGGAACCGCGTCCGCCAGCGCCCCTATTCTAGCACGGCGCACGTTAGGATTAGATTAGAGGAACATTAAAAGATTCTAATGAAGTTCTTACGGAAATGGTTGAGTCGTAAATGGCAGCGGCACGATCCCGATGAACTCCGTCAAGCCTATCAGGTGACGTTCGGGAGTCTGCATGGGCAGATGGTGTTGCAGCACTTAGTCGATACGATCTATTGCCAAGTCTACGAAGGGACCGACGCCCAAGCGGCGTTGGTTTTCAATGCCCGACGCAGTGTGATTCACGAGATTTTGTACAACGTGGATGTGGCGAACCGCCCTGACCACTATCACATAAAGGAAACCGCGAATGTATAGCTCACAGGGTTTCCCTTGCGGCATGTGCGACAAACGCTATTCCTTTCTGCATGAAATGTATCGTTGTCGGCATGAACACCTAGCCGGTAAACCGCAATTACTAGAATCTGGAAAATGGACACAACCTTTTGGGGCATGGACTCCAAAGCAACAAGTAGGAGGCATTGATTATGTCTGATGAGTTGAACGGAACTGCGGTTGCTGATTGGAAACCGTTTCTGACGGATGAACTCAAGGCCGACCCCATCGTGGCCGATTGGGCGTCGAAGGCCAGCGAAAAGGACACGCCCTCGATTATCAAGAGTTATGCCCATCTTTCAAAGCGCATGGGCGGGGCGATCAATCTCCCTGGCAAAGATGCCAAGCCGGAAGAAGTGCAAGGGCTGAAGGCCAAGCTCTACGAAGCAGGGATCTTCCAGGCTCCGCCTGCGGACCCGAAAGAGTACGGTATTGCCAAGCCTGAGAACCTGCCGGACGGATTGGGGTGGAACGATGACCTGGCGACGAAATTCGCGCAGACGCTCCACAAGCACGGCGCTCCGAAAGGGCTGGCCGCTGACTTGCTCCCGCTCTATCAGGAGGCCATCCTGGGGGTACAGACAGTCTTTAAGACGGATCAAGAAGCCGGACTGGCGGCACTGAAGAAGGAGTTTGGCGAGCAGTTCGATTCGCGCAAGGAAGCCACCAGCCGCATGATTGGCGAGATCTTTAAGGACGAGAAAGAATTGCAGTTGTTCAACCAACTGGGCCTGGGCGATCATCCGAAGTTCTTGAGCGTGCTCATGCGGATTGCCCCCAGCTATCAGCCGGACTCCAGCTATCAGCCTGATGCTGGACAAGGCGGCGGCACAGGTGGCGACGGTCCACGCGAAGAACTGGCGAAGATTATGAACGACAAGACTCATCCTATGCACGCGGGCTACTGGCGGCAGCCGCAAGATCCCAAGGTGGTCGAGTATATTGACAACCTGTACAAAAAGGCGTATGGGGGAGCATAGTGTATCGAATCAGATACAAGGAGTGATATGGAAGCGTTTGCGTTACAGGTCCAAGTAGACAGCCCGACGATTCAAGATGGGTTACGCGCTGACCACCCTCGGTTGGCGGAGTATATTCGCAACGGCATTCGCAAGGGGTGGGGGAATGAGCATATTGCGCGGGTCACGGGTGCCCCGCCTGAATTGATTTCACGCGAACGGAGTAAGATCGACAAGGAGAAGCGCACGAAATGACGCTTACTGAACTCTTTCCCAGGAGATATATCCCCGTTCCTGAATCTGGGTGTTGGCTGTGGACGAAGGATTAGGAGGGCCAGCACCTACAGATACGTAAAATTGTAATACCGTTTCTCTCGGGGAGCCTTCGTGTGAAGGTCCGAGTGACGAATGGCGAAAGCGCCATCGCTGTGCTCGCGTTAGAGCATAGGGAAGTCCCGCGTGGCGGGGCAGCTTCACCGGATACGAAACAACACGATTTCACTATGGAGGCTCCATTATGTCCGTCTATGCCGATCAGTCGTGGGTTCAACGATTCCACGACACCTTACTGCTTTCCTATCAGCAAATGACCTCCATCGTACGGGGGCTGTTGTCTCCGGCGATGATTCACTACGATGTGTCTGCCGCGATTGACTACCATGAGCGGCTGGGCAACGGGATCGCCAACGATGTCGTGGCCCCGTTCGCGCAGACCGTCGCGCAGAACCTCAACCATTCACGCCGGTCCTGCACCTTGCAGTCGTCAGACTTCACGGTATTGGTCAGCGATGAAAACAACCTCCGCAGCATGGTCAACCCGCAGAATGGCTATACGCAGACTATTCTCGCGGGCTGTAACCGCCGTGCGGACAAGCATGTGATCGACGGGCTCATTGGCACGGCGGCTACCGCGTCGGTGACGGCGGGCACGGGGGCCATTACCGCTGGCACGCAGGCGATGCTGGCCGCGCATCAGATCGGGGCCGCGACGGCGATGGACCTCGCCCGCATCATCAATGCGACGGAACTGTTGAGCAAGAAGGGGGTGCCGAACGACGGCAAGCGGGCGTTCCTCTACTCGCCAGGCCAGTTGCGGGACATTATGGCGATCACGCAGGCGTCGTCCAGCGACTTCACGAAGAATCAGATCCATGACAAGGGCACGATCAACGGCATCAGTTGGGAAGGCTTCAACTGGTACGAGATCGCCGATGTCATTGCGGACGATGCCTCGACGGTCTTGGGCCGCATGCTGCCGGTGCCGTCGTATCGGCAGTGCATCGCGTTCCATCCGAGCGCGATTGGCTTGTCCATCGGCAAAGAAATCAAGACGCAGATTGATCCGCGTCCTGATTTGCAGAGCCGTCCCACGCAGGTCCGCGCCAGCATGATTATGGCGGCGGTGCGGGTGTGGGAAGGTGGTGTGGTGGAAGTGCGGGCGCTGGAAAACTAACGATCACGACTGTTGAGGCTCGCACGGCTGCGGTCGTGCGGGTCTCACGATCCGGGCCGGAACGCGGCTCGCGTAAAGGAGTTCACTATGGCAAATGTCAATTCGACGCAGTACGCCAACATTTTCGTCAACAAGTACATCACCGATGCCCGCGATATTCGCGGACGTGCGGTGCCGTTGCCGTTCGATCATACGGTGAACAGCGATGCCAACGGAGATACCGTCAACCTGACGGTGATTCCCGCCAACAGCAAAGTGGTCGGGCTCGACGTGGCGAACGAAGCTTTAGGCGCGTCCACCACGCTATCCATTGGGGATGCTGGCAGTGCCACGCGGTATCTCGCCGCTACCGCTGTCACATCCGCAGGGAAGAATACCGGCTTGCTGATCGCAGGCCAGAACTATGAACCGAACAGCGATACAATCGTACTCGCAACCTGGGGTGGTGCGACGCCGACGAACGGCGCGAAAATCTCCGGAGTGATCTGGATTATCCCGGCGGTCTAAGTCCAACGGAGGGTGCCCCATCGTGGGCACCCTCACACACGGGAGGCACTCATGGCAGCCTTTGCAACGATGGCCGCAGCCGAAGCGCGGGCCTATGCGAAAGTGCTCGATAAAACGTGGATCAATGCTCACGCGCAACGTGGGGTGACCGGGACAATCGGCGTGCTGGTGCAACGCAAGATGAGTGCCGCAGGGCTGGCAACCGCCAGCACGGGCGCGTGGGTTGAAATCACCGATGATGGCACGGTGTAGGAGATGGTATGGCCAAACCAACAAGTGTCGTAAAAGCAGAAGAAGTGGCGGCAAAGGTCCGGGCAACCGGCAAGTACCACTATATCGGTGTGTATAAGTCCATGCCGCCGGAGAACGCCATTTACTTTTCCGTTCAACGCACGCCTACGTCGGAATGGGAGCGGATTCTTGACGATGAGGCCCTGTAGCAGGAGGAGCGTATGACCAGCGCAGAGATTCGACAGGCGATCAAGATGACGATGGATCTGGCTCCGGCAATTATGCGAGCGGCAGAGATTGTCGATGCGGCGGAGATCGCAGAGCAGGCGGTCGCTGATGCCGCACAGCGCAAGCGAGCGATTGAACAGGACACGCAGGAACTCGTGAAGACGGCGGCGGCACGACGGGCCGACGTGGTGGCGGTCAACGAGGAATTGGATCGCGCCAAGCAGGACGCGCAAGCCGAAAAGGCCAAACTCAATAAATCGCTGGGCGTGACGCAGGGGAAGCTGGAGCAAGCACAGGCCGCCCTGGCAGCGACCCAAGCCGAACATGCGGCGTTTCTCCGTAGCATTGAAGCTGAAATTCACCTCAAGCGGACTGAGTTGGAAGGGTTGAAGCATGAGATGGATGCGCTGTTGGCTAAGTTGCGTCCTTAGCCTTATTTGTACGGTTGCGTGGGCCGAACCGAAAAATCTCTACAATACTGAAACGCCAGTCACGGCTCGGTGCGTCTCGGCTGACGGCCTGACGTTTGAATCGTGCGGGGGCGGTGGGGGCACTGGGGGCGACGGCGCGATCAATGATGGCGTCTCGTCTGCTATCAAAGCCACAGTGTTCGACTACACGAACAGCAACCCACTAGGCGTCATCCTACGCGACACCAATGGCGATTATGTCTCCGTTGGGGGCGGCACGCAGTACAATCAAGGCACGGCGGCGACAGATACCGATGTGCTGACGATGATGGGGTGCGTTCGGTCGGATACGGCAGCCGTGGCGACGGGCGTGATCGACGGAGACCGCGCCCGCTGTATCATTGACAGTACGGGGCGGCTATGGGTGTTTGCCGCGCAGTCCGGCACCTGGACCGTCGCGCAATCGGGAACATGGAATATCGGTACCGTCACGACGCTCACCGGCATTACAAACCCAGTCACGATCACGGACGGCGCAGGCGCCCTCAACGTTATTTGCGATTCTGGGTGTGGAGGCGGCACGCAATACGCGGAAGATACCGCGCATGCCTCCGGCGACCAACTGACGATGGCAGGGGTCGTCCAGCAAACCGCCGATGCCGCGCTCGCCGCCGATGGCGACCGGACGGCGCTGCAAGTCGATGCGAACGGATACCTCAAGGTCAACATTAAGGCTGGGGCCGGATCAGGCGGGACTGCCTCAACGGACAACTCTGCGTTTACGGGTAGCTCGACGAACGTAACGCCGATAGGCGCGGTCTACGATACGACGCCCCCAGCGATTACGGATGGCAATGTCGGATCCCCTCGGATGGATAGTAACCGCTATCTGTACGTGGATTGTGTGGTCGGGTGTAGCGGTGGGGCAACGACGCCCACCGATAATTTTGCCAACCCGACCGATGCGGGCAACTCAGCGGCATTCAACTTTGTCTGGGACGGGACCACCTGGGACCGTGCGCCAGGGACTTCGGCTGATGGGCTTCTTGTCAATCTTGGGGCCAATAACGATGTGACTGTGACAGGGACCGTCACCGTGACGGATGGTGCGGGCGCTCTGAATGTCATTGTTGATTCGTCGGCGCTGCCGACTGGCGCATCCACGCTTGCCGAACAGCAAACGCAAACGACAGCGCTGCAACTCATCGACAATCTTCCTTTGGGACAAGGGGCTGCGACCGCAGGACAAAGCGGCGTCTTAGCGCAAGGGGCCGTCACGACCGCCGCCCCCACCTACACGACCGGCAACACGAACCCTCTCTCGCTTCAAACGGACGGTTCGCTTCGCGTGGCGGCGACCAGTTTACCATCCGTCACGATTGGCACATTCCCCGATAACGAACCGTTTAATGTGGCGCAGTACGGCGGATCGGCAGTGGGCGCTGGCAACGCCGTGCATGTCCAGCCTGGGACCGGCGCGAACTTCACGACAACCCCTGGTGGCAACGTCGCACACGGGGCTGCCGATAGTGGGAACCCGATTAAGGTTGGCTGCCAAGCTCGCACCACGAACCGCACGGCGGAGGCTGACGCGGATCGCGTGGATTGCGTAGCGGACAAGAACGGGCAGATCGTCGTCACCCCGATGGCTCCACGTGATCGTGTGGTCCGCAGCGGAGTTATTACACTGACAACGACGACCGAGACCACCTTGATTGCGGCGGGTGGGGCTGGCGTGTTTCGGGATCTCACGTATCTGAAATGCACCAACAGTTCCGCAACGCTGACGCGAGTGGATCTGCGAGACGCGACCGCGGGGACCGTGATCGACTCTTGGGCGCTGGCCGCCAACGGCGGCGGGTTCAACCTGGCCTTCAGCGTGCCGTATGCCCAAGCGACCGCCAACAACAACTGGACCGTGCAACTGTCTGGAGCCGTGACGGACGTGGGATGTTCGGCGCAAGCCGTGGAGAAGAACTAGTATGGCTATGTGGTACTGGATTTGCCCGAAGTGTGGGGATCTCGTGGAAGTTGGGCGTATCCAGTGTGCATGTGGGTACATCCAAAGTAATCCCGCGATTATGGAGTAGAACTAATGGAACTACAACTGAAATTCTGGCATGGGCTGGCACTCTCGATCTTCCTGGTCGCATCGCTGGTGTGGGCAGCAGATTCTCGTATTACCGCGCTGACTGCGCTCACGACAGCCGCGAGTGGTGACATTGTTGAAATTGTCGATGTGTCCGATACGACGGATAACGCGGCAGGATCGAGCCGTCAAATCACGCTCGCCAACCTGGCGACGTTCTTCTGGACGGCACCGAACTTTGTGGCTGGCAGTGCCTCAGCAAATTCTTGGCCCAAGTTTGCCAGCGGAACAGTGCTGACCACTGCGGAAGACGGCGCAGTGGAGCAGGATGCTGATGCGTTCTACATGACCACCGACGCTGGGAATCGCGGAGTGGTGCCGGTGCAGCATTGCATCCGCGCTGACGCCACGCGGACATTTACCTCGAACACCAGTCAGCAAGCGATTTTCACCAGCCCCACCAACGGGCGGTTGACGCTCGAAACCGGCACGTACTTGTTCGAGGGCCTCATCGCCATGACTGGCATGAGTGCGACGAGCGGGAACGGCAAATTTAGTCTGAATAATGGCGGCACCGCGACACTCGGGGCGATTATCTGGCGGGGCACCGGCAACGATCTGGCGTCGAATGGAACGGCAGCCGCAGCAGGGAGCAACTGGAGCGTAGTCGCCACTCAGACCGCCGCGAATATCGCCACGGCGGGGGCCGCAACGGAGCTGGCCTTTACCATCGAGGGCACCTTTGAGGTCACGGGCGCGGGCACGATCATTCCGTCGTTCGCGCAGACGACAGCGGCGGCAGCCGTCGTATCCATCGGTAGTTATCTGTGTTTCAACCGGATCGGGTCAACGTCAGTCGTCAGTATCGGGCAATGGGATTAACCAAGAAGACATCATGGCAAGTATTGTCGTAACAGCAGATCAAAATCCTCCAGCCAACGGAGGGACACCAGGTGTTGTCATTCTAGAACTTGGGTTGATCGTGGACGGGGCAGAGTCTGGGTATCTGTTTAACGCCACGGTTGACATCAGCGGGTCCAATCCGGTCCCTGGGATGCGAGCCGCGATCAAGGCCGCCGCGATTGCCGAAGCCGCACTCCACGGGAACGTGTTCAGCGGAAGCGACAAGGTGGTGTCGTTGGTTGACCCTGTGGTCAATTAGTGGAGGTATGATGCCCCTGCATTGGGTCCAGACAATCGTCATGTGCGTCAGCCTACTCCTTGGCACTAGCCAGGGGTGGGCGGCGATTGCGCTCGTCCAATCAGCGACGCAAGTCGATGTGGCGGGATCGAGTACGACCGCGCCCAGCATCACGCTGAATGGTGTCACGGCGGGGAATTATCTCGTGTTGACGGGCGGCATCTTTGACTCCAGCGCGACGTTGACGATCACCAGCACCACCGATGGCACCAATACCTATACGACGCGGACGGGGGTCTCCACCGGAGCCGCGCAGAGAGTCTACAGCGTGGTGGCGTATGCCAAGGTGACCGCGAGTGGGGATTATACGGTTGCAGTCAATCTGTCCAATACCTCTGGAGGGGCGAATCGCTACTACGTGCTGGGGTTGCAGGAGTGGTCTGGGGTGCATCCGACCACACCAGAAGACACTTGGGACGCGAATGATGACATCGACAGCTCTGGGGCAGTAGATGCCAGCGCTGGGCCGATCTCGACGACGGATGCCGGGGATCTGCTTGTGGGGGCTGCTGTGGTGGACGCGGTGGATACGGCACTGAACTTCAGCAGCCCGGCGTCATGGACGAACGCCTATCGGCAAAACGATGGCAATGCGTATGTCGGATTTGATTCGGGATATTGGCTCCCTGGCAGCATTCAGACGACGTACACTGCGCAATGGAGCCATGATAACGGGGTGAACTACAGAAGTGCGGGGGTGATTGTGGCACTGAAGCCAGCGCCACCAACCTTTGTCGGCTGCCGACTGCTTCAGGACGGCACGAGTAAGCGGCTCTTGCAGGATGGGACCAGTGGACGATTGTTACAGGGAGGCGGATCGGGATGCGGAGGGGCTGCCCCGCCAGATGTAGTACCTGTGCGGATGCTCATGGGCGTTGGGCTGTGACGTGGTGCCCGTGGCATGAGGCGCCGCGGGAAGGCGATGCAAAACTTTGCCTCGCGTGCCTGAATCGTGAACTGAACAGAGAGGAGCTAGTCAATGAAGCAGTGCAATCAACGGCGTGCGACGAGTGCGGGGGGAAGTGCCTGTTTCGTGGAGTTACTGATGTGCGGAATGCTGCTCGGCGGATTCGCCGTAGGCATGGCTGAGGCGGCGACGCTGACATGGGATCGCAATGGCGAGTCCGACATGAAGGATTATCAGGTGTGGGCCTGCTTCATCCCGTCCTGCGTGGTGGTGAAATCTCCGTCCATGTTGCAGCCCGGCACGGTTTTGCAACCAGCGGTCGGAGTGCGTCCATCGTACACTATTGATATTGACGGGAAGGAAGGCTCGGTGGCCATTTCAGCACGCGATCAATCGCTGAATGAGTCTCCGTTGAGTGTGCCGGTCCCTTTCGACCGGAAGGCCCCGGACGCCCCGAAGAATCCTGCGTTGCAGTAAGCGCAGCGCAGCCGGTGCCGAATCGGGAGCCTGCACGCATGACGGCGGGGCAATGGCGGAATTTTCAGTACGAGTGGATGCACTGGCAAGAGCGGAAGCGGGACGCATGCCGGTAACACGGATAACCTGGGGGCACTGATGGCGACAGAAACGGATCTCCTGAACGATGCCTTGAGCCAGATTGGCGAAGTTGGTATTGGCTCGATCAATGACGGCACGGTGAACGCCAACTATTGTTTGGCGCTCTATCCGGCGCTGCTCGATTCGATTCTTCGCAGCCATCATTGGAACTTCGCGTTGACCCGCGTGGCACTGTCGCCCGATGTCACCGCGCCCGTCTACGAATACGCCTATGCCTATACGTTACCAAGCGACTGTTTGAAACTTGTGGCCTATGCGGGCGGACAGACGACCACGCCCATCGTTATGATTGCCAACGGCATTCCCGCGCAGCCCTTGCCGTTTAAGGTGGAGGGCCGCAAGCTCTACAGCAATGAGGGCCTGGTCTATATCCAGTACATTGCCCGTAAGAGCAACCCGTCTGACTGGGATGCGCTGTTCTATCAAGTCGTGGCAACCTGGCTGGCCTCCAAGCTGGCGATGGCGATTACCAAGGATGCCCGCAAATCGAATGCACTATTAGAGCAAGCCGTGACGGTGCTGTTGCCGATGGCGCTGGCCGTCGATGGACAAGAAGGCTCCATCGAGCCATTCCACACGGACGATCTCTTGTGGGGGCGGTCACTTGCCTAAGACGCGGTTACTCTATACGAATTTCTCAAAAGGGGAACTCTCGCCACTCCTGGAAGGGGCCAGCGATCTCGCGGCCTACTTTGAGGGTGGCTCGGTCATTGAGAACTTCCGCTTGATTCGCCAGGGTGGAATTCAGCGCCGCGCAGGAACGCGCTTTGTCGCGGAAGTGGCTGACTCCTCCAAAGACACGATCTTGATTCCGTTCGAGTTCAGCGTGGATGATACCTACATGCTGGAATTCGGCGACGGGTACTTTCGTATCTTCAAGAACAAAGCGCCAGTCTTAGGCGGTGGGTTTGCGCCGGTCGAAGTCACCGTGCCCTATGCCGAATCTGACATTCGCACGATCCACTATACCCAATCTGCCGATGTGCTCTTCTGCTTTCACGGAAGCCATCAGCAGCGGAAAATTGGGCGCGTGTCTGATACATCCTGGTCTGTGACCAGGCAGACGGCCAATCCGCCGCCATCCTTTGAAGTCGATACCGACATTAGCGGTGGAGTCGCGCGATTGACCCCTGGCGCGACGACGGGGACTGGCATCATCTTTACCACCGACGCGGCGGCGTTTCTCGCGGGCGATGCAGGGCGACAGATTATCAGTGGCTCAGGCCGCGCCATTATCACCGCGTATACCAGCGCCACTCAAGTGACGGTCGATATTCTCGATGACTTTGCCAGCACCAGCGCGATCAATGCCGGGAGCTGGCTGATGCGCCTCTCCCCGCAGACGACCTTGGACCCCACGGCACGGGCTCCCGTGGGCGGGACCGTCACCTGCGTCGCGGGCGCGGATGCGTTTCGCACGGCGGATGTGGGGAAATATATTCTGGTCTATGGCGGATTGGTGAAGATCACTTCGCGGACGAGTGCCACGACAGTCGTGGGCACGATTCTGTCCACGATGTCGAAAACGACCGACGCCAATCCGTCTGCGGCTCCGGCGGGCGCGTGGACCCTGGAAGAAAGCTCGTGGAGTGATAGCCGAGGCTGGCCGCGCACGGGCGAGTTCTATCAAGGGAGACTCTATCAAGCCTCCACGACAGGATTGCCCACGGCGTTTTGGGCCTCCGCCGCAGACGATTTCGACAACTATGCGTATGGCGTGGTGGCGGATGCCGCCGTGGAATACATCATGGCGTCGCGCAAATTGAACCGCATTGAATGGATTTCAGATAACGACTCCCTGATGATTGGCACGGCGGGATCTGAGCATCGCGCCGTGGGGAGCGGCAACGAGAACTCTTTGATCGGCGGCGATACCGTGCCCCTCGTCAAGCGTGTGTCCAGCCAGGGCAGCATGCCCGTTCAGCCGGTGGTGTCCAATCGACAAGTGATCTTTGCGGATCGGAGCAAGAGGAAGCTCTATAGTCTCGCCTGGGATCTCAACCAGGACGGGTATGATTCTGATGAATTGACGCTGTTGGCTGAACATATTACCGAATCGGGCGTCCGTTTAGGGCCAATGGCGTTTCAGCAACGACTCGATCCTCGCCTCTTCTTCGTGCGAGAAGATGGTACGCTCGTCAGCATGACCTTCTTTACGAAGGAAAAGGTCATTGGGTTTACGCGCTACGTCACGCAAGGGACGTTTGAATCGGTGGGGATCATCCCGAATGCGGGGGGCGGGAACGATCAGGTATGGGTGATTGCGAAACGGACCATCAATGGATCGGTCAAGAAGTTCGTCGAGGTGCTGGAAGAAGATCATGAGGATCTCACGACGCGAGACTGGTCTTCGCTCCAGACGGATTGCGCGACCGTCTATAGCGGGGCAGCGACGACCAGTATTCCAGCGGCCCACCTCGAAGGCATGACGGTCGATGTGATTGTCGGCGGCGAGTTCATCGGCCAGAAAACGGTTTCAGGCGGCGTCATTACCTTGACGGAAGAAGCGACGGAAGTGGAATACGGTCTACATTACGACTCGACCGCGACGACGATGCGCCCTGCCATCAAAGGCGAGAACATTGAAGGATTGCCCCGTTCGTGGGATAAGTTATCCGCACGACTGCACAAGACGAAAGGCGGGACAATCAACGGCAAGCCGATTCTCTATGCGCCAGGGACCCTGGGGGTGAATGCGCTCTATACCGGCGATGTGAAGGTGACCGCGCAAGGCTGGAGTACCGATGGCCGCGTGACGATTACTCAGAACGAACCATATCCGATGACCGTCTTGGCACTTTATGGCACACTCTCGATTGGGGACAAAGATTAATCCGGTCGTCAGGCCGTTTCAGAAGACGGACGTACAGCAATTGGTGAACCGCGATGCGCCAGGGCAGGATATGACGATGACCGTGCAGCACGCGAACGCGGGTCCCGCCTTTACCGCCTGGGTGGGGCAGCGACCTATCGGGTGCGCGGGCGTGGTGCTGGCCTGGCCTGGGGTTGGTATGGCCTGGATGGCGGTCAGTGATGACATTGCGGAACATGGGTTGTGGTTGACACGCATTGTCAGGGCCTTTTTGCGGGACATTATTAGGGCCAATCGGCTCCATCGGCTTGAGGCGGTGGCGCTGGAAGAGAATACGCGCAACAAGCAATGGTTGGCGGTACTGGGGTTTGCCTACGAAGGCGGCACCGCGCACAAGTATCTCCCGGATAAACGGGCCGTGCAACGATTTGAATTGGTGGAAGGGATGGATACATGGCCTATGTAGCGGGGGCGATGGCAATACTAGGCACGGTGATTAACGTCGGATCGTCGTTGGCCTCGAACAAAGCCAATGCCCAGGCCGCCGAGCAGGAAGCGCAGAACGTCGAGCAGACCGCTGCCTTTCAAGAGCGGCAATTCCGGCGCAGCGCCGCGTTGGAGTCGGGCAAGGGGAGAGCGATTGCGGCCGCGTCCGGGGTGCGGGCCGATACCGGCAGCCCCCTCCTGGCGGAACTAGATTTTGCGAAACAAGCCGAATTGGAAGCGCAGAACATCCGACGAACGGGCGTGATCCAAGCGGGGGCCAAACGCTACGAAGCGCGGCTCACGAATCGGTCGAACCTGTTTACAGGGATCAG